GTCCGACGTGCCATCAAGCGGTGACGCAGAAACAGGTGGGCCACTGTGTGTACGGATCATGCGGCCATCGGCTCTACCAAGGTCGCCTGAAGGCGATGACCCGAGGCCCGGCATGAGCGGTCGCTGTGACTTCATCGACGGATTCTTCTTCGGGATGCTCGTGATGTGGCTGCTGATGATGATGGGGCGATGAGCCGCTGTCGCTGCGGGGGAACTATCAGACGATTCGTACCAGAGTACGGAGGACACGGCTGGCAGGAGTGTAACCGGTGCCATGTCACGCCACGTCGCTCCCGTCGCCGCGTCCAGCGGGGGAGGAAGAACGCCTGATGGATATGATCTTGCTTGGAGCAACCTGGATCGTGTTCGGTGGCGTCATGGCCTATCAAGCACATGTGCTGCGCGAAATCTGTCTCTGGATTGCGAATGAAGAGGAGCGGAGGCCCAGATGAGCGGACGGGGGAAGGAGCAACATGTTTGACGAGGATAAAGCGGACTGGTGGAAACCGAAAGAGCCATCCAATATCTCATCGTGGGCTTGCCCGTGTTGCTCGTTTAGCATCGCTACAAATCTGCCAGGTGTGACTCTAGAGAACGCTCCACACAATTGTCCTGGGAGGACTCCCGATGGAGGCGAAGCGTCATGAGCGGGTCCGAGGCTACTTCTCGCCATGCGATAAGCGCCGGGATAGTACCTGGCTCCTCCCGCACTCTTCAACGGAGGCCCGGATGACTGTTACCTCCACTGATCCCTACGTCGATCAGGTGACGCTCGATTGGCTGGTGTATCTCGTGAATCCTGGGAGGCCCGGATGACGGCGAAGTCGGAACAGGGCAACGTGGATCCTGCCTTAGAACTCTGGTGCCAGTTGGCCGATCACCTACGCGGCAATTGGCAAGTCGATCACATTGGCACCGTCAGGAAACTGATTGCCAACGCCCTCCAGCGCACGGCGCAGCGGCAACGTGACCAGGACATCGCAATCATTCAGCGAAATATCCATCGGATGAAATCAGGTCAGTTGATAGTTGGTGTCAAAGCGGAGTTGTATGCAGAGCAGCTACGGAACGCCCCGCTCGTCACCGACTCCTCGCCATGACCCTCTTCCTCCTCGGCTGCTTCACCGGAATCGCCGCCCTCCTGGGCTATGTCTTCTTCGCGGACCATGTGGCGTTATGGCAATGCTGGTCGCGTCGGCGGTGTCGGCACTGTGGGAGGTGGCCGGGATGAGTCGAGCGATGAAGTTCCGGGCGTGGCATACGAAGCTGAACAAGATGTTTTCGGCTGAGGAGATGGGCGCCGACCAGTTGACGCTGCTTCCCGACGGACGCGGGTTCATCAACGTGAGTAGCACCAGCACGAGACTCAGTACGTTGGCCGGCGATCTGATGATCCCTTTGCAATTCACCGGCCTCCTCGACCGGCAGGGACGCGAGATTTACGACGGAGATTGGATTCGATTTGTTGGAACTCAGGACGTTGCCAGGGTCTTTGAACGGTTGGGTTGCTGGTACGTCGAGAATCGGCAAGAGCTTGGCTATTTCGATCCGAGCACCATTGAGATCATCGGCAACATCTACGAACACCCACACCTGGTCAAGGAGTCCTGATGGCGGAGGGGGAGCGGGCAGAGCTACTGAAGATTCTCGGGGACTTCCGCTGCTATACGGCTGAAGGTCAAGACCCAAAGGGCTGGATCGACGAACGGATCATTGAATGGCACCGCCGATGGCAGCCGAGGGTGACGCGGGAGCAAGTGCACCAAATTATCCATGACTGTGTGCTCGGATGGTGTAGTGACTCGCCGAAACCGATCACCGAAGCGGTCAATAAGCTCATGGCCCTCCTCACGCCGGAGCCGGAGCCGACGTGGTGTGTGCACTGGGTCTATGACGGTCGCTATGCGGACCAACCGTGGCGTCGTGCCGATGAGGAGCATGAGGTACGTGTCCAAAAGAAGGCCAAATTCTGTGATCGCTGTGGCACCCCACGACCTAAGGAGCGGGGGCGGGGATGAGTCCAGCGCTGCGAGCGTTACTAGAATTTCTAGCCTGTCACCGCGCCGAAGGCGTCTTCGAGGATCTATGCTGCAAGCAGGAGCTGTATCGCCTCATCGACCGCTGTGACCGCGAGACGCGCGGCCCGATTCCGATGGTCTCGAAATGGCCGGTGGAAGAATGAAGGTCGAGGTCACGCAGGAGGACATTCGGCTAGCCAGCACGAGCTGTCGAATCTATATCGATCCGGTCACGGGTACGGGCTGTGCAATTGAGCGGGCGCTGCGGCGCACATTCGGAAAGCCCGTCATCGTCGGCTATACGGCCGTCATGATGGCAAGCGGCGAGTGGCAGCGCCTGCCGCAGGCGATCACGGACTGGATTCGGCAATACGAGTATCAGGTCGATGCGCCGGCGTTTAGCTTTGACTTTGAGCTGAGGATCGGATGAGCCGTATTCTCATCTCCCGCATGGGTGCTTTTGGTGACTGTCTCATCGTCACGCCACTGATCCGCTACCTCCATGCGCGCGGTGACGAAGTCGTGATGCTCACCTCGGATCAGGGCTTGGCGATGTTCGCCAACAATCCGCATCTTGCGAAGACGATCCTCCATGTCAAAGACAGTGTGCCGAGCGACCAGCTTGACCAGTACTTCGAGGCCGTCCGGCAGGCGGAAGAGTGCGACACGCATATCGGCCTGAGCGAGTCGATCGAGGTGAATATCGCGCTGCATCCGAATAGCCCGCGGTATAAGTACCCGAAGCATGAGCGGCGCAATGTGAATTACTACGAGGAGACGTTCAGGATTGCACAGCACGCGCTTGAGCAAGATTTTTTTACGCCCATGCAGCTTGGAGATCCCAAGTATTTTCATCCCGAACTCTTCTTCACCGACCAAGAGCGTACCGCGCTCGCCTACGAGTTCCAGCCGTGGGAAGGCAAGCGCGTGATCCTCTGGGGCCTCTCGGGATCAGCCCTTAACAAATGTTATCCCCATGTACATGAGGTCATCCGACTTCTGTTAGCCCGCCACGACGACGTCCTAGTTGTTACCGTGGGCGATGAGATGTGTCAGATCCTCGAATTCCCGTTCAAGAACAAGCCCTTTCGTGGCCGGGTCATCTGCAAGTCCGGCAAGTGGACCATGCGGCAGTCGGCCTTGGCGTGTCAGGCGGCCGCCGTGGTGGTCAGCCCAGATACGGGTCTCCTCCATGCGGCCGGGTGCGCGGACAATCCGAAGGTCGGGCTCCTCGGGCATACGACGCACGAGGAAATCTGCAAGCACTTTGCGAATGACTACTGCGCGCAGGCTGAAGGCGTCGGGTGCTCGCCCTGTCATCAGATCCACTACCAGAGTTCACTGACCTGCAATCTCGATGAGGATGACAGCCGGGCGGCGTTGTGCATGTCGAAGGGGTTGCCAGCGGAGCGGGTGCTGGCGAGGGTTGAGGAGGCGTTGATGTGCAATGAAGTGCGATCTGTGCAGCCGAACAGCCTGGGCGGTGTGTAGGGGATGTCAGAGATACCTGTGCCAGCCACACTATCAGAAGTCCGCTGCCCCCTATGCCGACGCCTCGTCTTCCATCGCTATGCGATCAAAGGGGCAGGCGACGACCTCACGAAGTGCTGGCTCCACTGCGCGTGCGACCTTATCTTCAACCTCTACCAGCCGGACCGATCGAAGGTCTTCACCGAAGAATACCGGAAGCAGTATGCGGACCGGAAAGAGATCGCGGAGCGGTATGGCTGGTACATCAGGAACTACGCCACGATCATCGAGGAAGCGACCTACGGGCGGCGGTTCCTCGACGTCGGACCGTGTACGCCACACATGTTACAGGGCATGGAACGTCGTGGATGGATCGTGCAGGGCCTTGACCTGATTCCATCGAACGACTACCAGATGGGCGATTTCGAGTCCTTCGACTTCGGCACCCAGCAGTTCGACTGCCTCTGGCTGGGAGATGTATTACAGTGTCTTACAGACCCGACAGCGGCACTCAAGAAATGCTATCAACTCCTCAAGCCGACCGGCATGCTCTTCATCGTCACGCCGGACACCGACATTCTCCGCATGGGGAAGTTCGCCGACTTCGGCCATTGGGATCTCGAATCGAACCGCCAGTTTCTATCCGGCAGCCTACTGGAGCGTCTGCTAATGTTGGCGTCTCCCGACCTACGGCAGGGCCGCTTTGAGATCGTCTACAAGGCCCAAAACTTCAGTCAACGGTTCCCAAGCTGGAACAACGTGCACGTCCTGGCGCAAAAGGTGGCGTTCGATGTGTGAGTCTGACTGATGCTGGCGCCGTCGGGCCTTCCAAGTGGCGAGGCTGTCGACGAAGAGAAGTGCTACACCTTGCTCCGTGAATACATCGCCCTCATCAAGAAGCATACCGGCCACGGCACCATCATGATCGGGATCGCCGGCGGCCTCATTACGCTCGTCGAGCCGACGATTAAGCACCGGATCAGTGAGACGGGCAAGCCCTTGACTTCGGCAAAGCCCGTCAGGTAAGCTTGAACTAGACAATTTATGCCCTGATCCGTCATCGGACGGGGCGAGCAGTTCCGACCTGAATCGACAACGATAGGGCCGGTCTCGAAACCAATCGAGGCCGGCCCTTTTGCTTTTGGTGCGCGATGCGGATGACGGAACGATCGCTGCAACGCATTCGACAGGCCGTGCCAATCCACGGCGATACGCTCCGACGTCCCTATACCCGCGAGGAAATTGTGCGCGCCCTGCAAGTGATGCTGGCAGAACCGCAGTGGCCCGAGACGCATGTCACGGCCCTCCACGACTGGTATCAACGCACGATTGTGAGCAAGGTGTAAATGGCCGACGGCAAGCATCCAGGCGGGCAGCCCACCAAGTACGATCCGGCCTACTGTGAGGCGCTGGTGCAGTTTTTCCAGGTCAAACCCTACGAAGACATCACCGTCACCCAAGACGGGATGACGGTGCTCAAGCGCCTCGCCAACGATCCGCCGCACTTTATCGACTTCGCGCAGAAAATCGGCGTCCACATCGACACGCTCTACGAGTGGCGCAAGGTCCATCCCGAATTCGAGGCGGCGATGAAGACGGCGAAGGCGCTCTTGGAGCGTCACTACCTGACCTGCGGCTTCTTGGGCCTGTCGAACCCGCAGATTACGTCCTTGGTCCTCAAGGCCAACTACGGCTATCGAGAACGCACGGAAGTCGAGCACTCCGGGCATGTGGATGGCCCGTCGGGCAAGGTGGTCGTCGTCCAAGTGATGACCCCGCGCGTGGAGGCGAATGAGCACGACGTTTCGCGTGTTACGGAACGGGCAGACGAGCCGCGAAATCGCGTTGAGCGACAAGCAGTCTCGTTGCTTAGCGAGCAAAGCTAAAGAGTTGCTCGCGTCCGGGGGCTTTCGCTCCGGCAAGACGCTGTCGATGATCGTGAAACTCATCACGCAGCACTTGCCCGTGCCGAACAACCGGGGGCTGATCGGGCGGCTGACCTACCCCGAGCTCCGGGACACCGTGCAAAAGGATTTCTTCGCGCTCTTGCCGCCGGAGTGGATCAAGCACTGGAAAGAGAGCACCGGCGAATTGACGCTCGACAACGGCACGGAAGTCCTGTTTCGCCACTTGGACACGGTGTCTGAGGCTGAAATCCGAGGGATGACATTGGGCTTTGCGTATATCAGCCAGGTCGAGGAGATCAAAGAGTCCGTTGTCATGGCGCTCCTCGCCCGACTCAACCTGCAGCACGTCCCGTCTCGGCAGCTCTTGATGGACTGTAACCCGCTCCTCTTCTGGGGCTATAAGCGGTTCAAGCAGGAACGTGACCCGAACCGCGAACTGATCGAGTTCTCGATGCTCGATAACCAAGCCAACCTGCCCGAAGACTACCTGGCCGACATGCTCAAGCAGCCGCTCCAATGGCGTCGGCAGTTCGTCGAAGGCGTTTGGGACGAAAGCCTTTTGTCTGACCGGGCCGTGATCCCGGTGGAGTACATCACCGTACAGCGCCGATTTGTCCGCGCGCCGTTGCGCGTCTCAGAGGGCGTGCAGGTGTACTCCGATCTTCATCAGGGCCACGTGTACCAAGTCGGCGTCGACGTGTCGGAAGGGATCGGCCAAGACGCCTCGGCGATGTCAGTTATGGACCTCGACTGTGGCGAGCAAGCGGCCTTCTGGAAGGGGCAGGTGCCACCGGACCTCTTGGCCCAAAAGATTGTGCCGATGGCGCGGTACTACAACGACGCGCTGGTCGTGCCGGAGATCAATGGGATTGGCCTAGCGTTCTTGAGCCGCCTCAAAGAGCACTACGAGCACATCTACACCCGCAAGGTCTTCGACCGCGAGGACTACGTCGAGCAGGAAACGCTGGGCTGGAAGACGACGAGCGCCACGAAGCCGATCCTCGTCTACCAATTCTTGACGCTCCTCCGGGACGGCGCCATCAAGTTGCGATCCTCCGATGTCGTCGCCGAGATGCCGACCTTCGTGTACACCGACGAAGCCAAGCGGAAGGGCATGGGCGCTCAAGACGGCTTCCATGACGACGGGCTGATCGCCACGATGCTGTCCTGCGTCGACTACGCCGAGCGGAAGACGATGGGCGGTGTCTCCGTCAGCGTTGACTTCGGAAACTTGGCCGGCGGAGGGCGCGGCGGATGGTGACACAGTACATGCCACTCAAGCCGGACTCAGCCGGGCATGTCGTCTCGGTCATCACACCTGGCATGATCGGCTCGCCATTCGATCGCCAGCCCATGCCGCGCCACAACTGTTGTGAGCAAGGCACCGCACATCACGTGGGCTATGCCGACGGCTGTGCGCTGTGCGCCGAACTCCAAGCCTATGTCGCGCGCATTACCGGAGTCGGTCGATGGTAAAGCCGAAAACGAATTGCCCCTCGCATTGCTGGCACCAGCTCAGCGGCTATAAGAACTCCTGTTGCCGGTGTGCGGCCGATAACGAGCGCGGCGTGCCGTTTATCGGGCAGCACGTCGATGGACACCTCGGCGATCACCAGCCGCGCCTCGACTGCGACTGCATCCACAAGGTCTCGGACAAGTAATGTGGCAGCACGTCTTCCCGATTAACGATGCACGGCCGCACCTTTTGGAATGGTCGCCGGCGGGCGGGCAGCCGTGTCAATGTCGCTATCGCGTGGACTGGAGCCACCAGATTGTGATCCATGAATCGTGGGACTGCCGCGAGGCGGTGCACGAGGCGGTGAAGCTGATTACGCCGGCCGACCCACAGCCGCTGTCGTTGGCGACGCGGCGCTGGGAACTGGGTCCGTTTCGCCTCGTCATCGAGCGGGCCGTCGCATACAACAGTTGGCTCGTGGCGTTCCACGTCGGACGCCTAGGCCTCTCTTCTCTCATCCTCTGGACACGGAAACGTCATGGCTGACACGTCCTACAAGGCCCCCACGACCGACGCAGCGCCCAAGGCCGAGAAGGTGCCGAGCGGCGCCCTCTCCGATGCGGAACTCGTCGTCCATCTCCAAGAGTGCATCCGCTCAGGCGAAGAATACCGCGACCGCTTCCGCGACACCTGGGAAGAGGTGGAGAAGCAGATCCGGTGCGTCCCGCCGGAGGAGTGGGAGAAGAAGGACGACTGGCAGACGAAAATCTTCATTCCGCTCCAGGCCAAGAAAGAAGAGATCGCCGTCAGCTACCTCAAAAAGATGGTCTTCGGCAAGGGCCGGTTCTTCGACATTCAGGGCCATGAAGCGAGCGACCACGATCAGGCCCAGCATTTGACGAACTTAGTCGACGTGCTCTTGAACCTCGGTCGCTTCAGCGAAGCTAACGACTTCGTCGTAGCGGAAGCCGTTGGCAGTCCGGGTACGTCGTTCCTCAAAGTCCTCATGCGGCCTGACGGCTATCTCGAATTTACCTGGCGCTCGCCGTACAACGTGCTGATCGACCCGGAGTGTGGACACCGCCTCGACCGCGCCCGGTTCATTATCGACGTGTACCGCAAGGATCTGGCGTATCTGATCCAGCAGGCTCGCGGGAATGGCCTCTATGCCAAGCATCGGGCCGATATTGATGCATTCCTCCAGATGGCGGCCGAGGAAGCGAAGAAGCTGCATGAGGTCTACGCGCTTGGCAATACGCCGACGGACGCCCAAGAGTCGATGACGGTCGTGAAGGGTATCGACGGCACGACCGACGTCACCATTCCGTCTCGCTATAAGCAGCTCGACTTTCATGAGTGCTGGGTCTGTGTGCCGAACGACAAAGGCGAGTATCAGTGGGAGTTGTGCGCCCTCATCAACAAAACGCATCTGATCCGCCGCGTGGCGCACCCCTACGGATGTCATCCCTGGGTGTGGTGCCGGACGAAACCCCGCAAGTACGACGCCTATGGCCGCGGCTACCTCGAAAACGGCCGGGGCTTCCAAGACCTCTCGAACTCGATGGTCAATCTGGGTTTCGATTCGGCCAAGATCAGCGCGATGGACATCATCGTGCTCGACGATAACAAGGTCAAAGACTCAACCTCGATCAAGTACAAACCGCTAGCCGTCTGGAAGATGCGCGATGTGAACGGCGTGAAGATCCAGCGGCAGCCGGTGTCGGCCATTACCGATGTCATCCGCGGTCTGACACTGATTGACCAGCTCGACCAAGACGCAAGCGGCATTACCCGCCAAGCCCAAGGCTCACCGAATCTGTCTGGGTCCGGCACGAACGAAGAGACGCTAGGGCAGTACGAGCTGAAGCTGCAAATGGTCGACCAACGGTTCCTCGACCAGGGCCGCTTCATTGAGCATGACTACGTCGTGCCGCTCATTACGCTCATCGTCAAAATCATCCTCAACGAAAAGCTGTTCAGCCAGGACAAGGTAAACAAGCTGATCGGCATGCGGACCGTCGACCAGATTGAGCAAGTCGAGGAATTGGACAATGCGGGCGAGCCGGTCGTGCGCGCGAAGGTGGTGGGGACGACCCAAGTGCCGAAGCTCGTCTTGGCGGATCTCCGCAGGAAGGGCGAGATGGCGTTCAACTTTAAGGCCGTCGGGATCACGCAGTTTACTGGCCGTCTAGAGCAGTTGCAGAAGCTCAAAGAAGGCCTGCAGGCCGCGCTTTCGAATCCGACGCTGACGGCGCTGACGAAGGTCGATGTCCTCTACAAGAAGCTCTGGCAGTTGAGCGAGATCGAGGACTACGACGAGTTTTTGCGGACGAAGGACGAGGTCAAGCAAATGCTGACGCAGCAGCAGGCTGCGCAGCAGGGGCCACCGGTGCCGACTGGCATGCCGCCACGTCCTGCGCCGACACCACAGCCAGCGACCGCCGGAGCGTTCTAATGGCACCGAAACCGAAGAAACCAGCCATGCCGAAGCCGAAGAAGTCGATCCTCTCAGCGAAGGGCAAGCAGATTGTGATCTCGGCGCCCAAGGACTTGACCCGTGAAGAGCGTGACACGGCCGCCTATATGGCGCGCCATTACGCCCGCCGGATGAAGCGGGGCCTGTAATGCAAAAGTCCTCGGAACAGTTGCGGAAAGACGCGAATACGGGGCAGGCGCTTGAGGAGCTGCGGAATCACTACGGCTACAAGCACCTGCTCGACATCTTCCGCGCGTTGTACCTCGAAGCGTGGGAACGGTTGGAAGAGACCGAAGACCCGGTCGCGCGTGCGGAGATTAAAGCCATTCGGAACATCTTAGGGAAGTTCGACGACAAGGTGAATTTAGGGGCAGACGCACGTCACCAGTTGCGGTCGCTGTCGGATACCGGCTCCTAAGAGCCGCCCCCAGCCCCGCGAGCGAAGGAGGCACCACATGACGCAGGCCACCACGACGCCAGAGGCACAGCCGGGAACGCAGACGCCACCCCCGGCAACCCCTCCTGCGCCGACGCCTGATGCGGCAGTCGCTGAGCTGTCGAAAAAGCTTGATGACCTCAGCAAACGGATCGACGAGAAGGACCGCTATATCTCGGAGTTGCAGACGGAAAAGGCGACGCTCGAAACGCGCCTCAGCCACACGCAGCCGGCACCTGCACATGCAGGCAGCCCGTCGGTGGTGGATCAAGAAGTCACCACGATTCTTGAGACGGCGCAGACTGACCCCGCCTCCGCGGGCCGTCAACTCTCGCAGTTACTTGCGCGCACGACCGATGAAGTCCAGCGGAAGACGCTGAACGAAGTCGGTCCCGTCATTGATCGGCTGACCTACATCAATCAGGTGAAAGCCCAGCATCCCGACCTGATTGAGCTCGGTCTTGAGGCGACGATCGCTCAAGAAGTGGGCCAGGCGATGTCCGTGAACCCGAAAGCGGACTTCAGGAAAACCGTCGATTCGGTGGTTGGGAAGTACCGGCAGAAGGTCGACAAACTCAAAGCCCCTGCCGCACCGACCACGCCACCGGCTGACGCGATGGCAGAGACGGGGCATAACGCTTCGCCACCGCCTGCCAAGAAAGAAGCCCCTCCCGAAACGGAGGAGCAAGAGATTCAGCGTCGGAAGCTGGCACGAGCGGCGCGAGGGCTGTAACCCTAGGAGCACGTCATGCCAGGCCAAGTATGGGTGACGAATAGCCTTGGAGGGCACCTTACCAACAACTCGCTCTCCAAGAGCCTGCGGATGCAGAACGAGTCGAAATGGGTGTTTCGGCAGTTCTGTGACATTAAGGAAGATCCGGGCAAGAAGAAGGGCGACACGGTGTTCTTCGACAAAGTGCTGCGCCTCGACACCAAGGGCGGCACCCTCGTTGAAACAGCCACCGTGCCGGAAGCCCGCTTCAAGATCGTGAAAGATTCCGTCGTGATGACGGAACTTGGGAACTCCGTACCCTGGACCGACAAGCTGGAGACGCTGGCGGAGTTTGACCCGTCCGACATCGCTTCCAAGATGCTCAAGTCGGACCAGCTCGAAGTGATCGACTCGCTCGTGTCAGCGCAGTTTGACACGGCGAAATACGTGGCCGTCTGCACCAACACGGCGACCACGGTGTTCACCTCGAATGGGACAGCCACCATCACGGCGACGGCGAATATGTCGGACAAGTCGGTCCGCGATGTCGTCGACTTCATGGAGAAGCGGTGGATTCCGAAGTTCAGCGATGGCAACTACCGAGCCATCGTGTCGGTGAATACGCGACGCGGCATCTATGATGTCGTCTCTGGCGTGGCGCAGTACACCAAGCCCGAGTACATGCACAACAACGAGGTGGGTCAGTATTACAACGTCCGCTTCGTGGTCGACCAGTATGGCGGGGTGCTGTCCGACACCGTCGGGAGTGGCTCGATCTACGGGGAAGGGTTCTTCTTCGGTGAGGAAGCGGTTATGGAAGCGATCGCGCTCCTCGAAGAAGTGCGTCGTGACCCGCCGACGGACCTTGGTCGATCCAAGAAGGTTGGCTGGTACGCGATCATGAACTGGAAAAAGATGTGGGATTTGACGAACGACGACCTGAACTCGGTGAACAAGGGCATCGAGCGGATCGTCAAAGTCACCAGCGCGTAACCCAACCGAGGAGACGAGGAGCACACGATGGCGAAGTACAACGATGCCCCGTTCACGGGGATCACCATCAGGAAATGGTACGGCCAAACCCAGAAGATCGGCGGGGCTGGCGGCACCATTATCACGTTCAATGAAACGCAGGGTGTGAAGGGTCCGACCCGTGACTACATCCGAGGCCCGATCAAGATCAAGAAGCTCGGCTGTATGGTGGCGGCCACGCTAGGGAAGGGGGAAGAGCTCTTCAGCCTGTCCGTGAATGGCACGGCGACGGCTGTGGCGACGGTGGTGGCTTCCACCTCGGGCGCCCCTTACACCATCAGCTCGGTCTCGGTGAACAAAGTCGTGAACGCCGGTTCGTACATCACGTTCTTGGCGTCCACGAATGTTTGTTCGACTGGGTCGGTGGCGTTGTTCATCGACTACATCCCGCAGTACCAGGCGGGTAACAGCAAGTGGGACCCGTAATACCGGGTTCCTGAGAAAGGACGCGAGCCATGCGGACGAGTCGGTCATACTCCACCACTCCGGGGGGGCCGGCTCGTCCGCGCCCGCGGAAAGTCGTGATGATTTCGAATCACGGCTGCATGCGGGTGCATAAGACCGCGATCGTGCTCATCAATGCGGGCTACGACGTCCACCTGATCGTCAACAAGATCAGTCAGTTCTCGGAAGTCTATCAGACGGTGCAGGTGTACCAGAACGCCAACCAAATGCGGGCGTCGATCGCCGCGCATGCGGATGCGGACCTCTTTCACGCGCATAACGAGCCGTCGTGGTTTGTGACGGCGATCAAGGAAACGCTGCCAAAGGCGAAGGTTGTGCTCGACGTGCACGACAGCATGTTGCTCCGCCGAACCGAAGCCGAAGTCGCCAAAGCCAAGCACCCGGCCGTCTTCCGGCACTCGACGGACGAGCGCAACAACCTGCAGCTAGCCGATGGCCTCGTCTATCCCTGTGCGCCCATGCAGCGCATCGTCGGCAGCGAGTACGCGCTGCGTCATCCGCATTGTGTGGTGCCGTCGGCTCTGCCGCGCCAGATGCAGCGGTTTGACGTGTTCAAGTACATTTCGGGCCTGTGCTACGAGGGCCGCATCGACTTGGCCGAACAGCTTGATCGGCAGTGGGACTTCTTCAACTACTGCAACTACCTGCCGATGGCAGAGTCCTGCGCGAAGGCGGGCATTCCGTTCTTCATTTACACCAGCCGCAAGGACGCCAAGGTGCGTGCCGCCTACGGCCAGTGGTGCCACGTCAATGAACCGCTGCCCTACGACACGATGCTGAAAACGATCGGCGGACATGATTGGGGCTTGGTCGGCAACCTCAAGCCCTATACCGAGTGGAAGCACGCGCTCCCGAACAAGCTCTTTGAGTATTGGGGCGCCTCAATGCCCGTCGTCTGTATGCACGCGGATGAAACCTGGCGCTTCATCAAGGACACCGGAATGGGGATCAAAGTCGATTCGCTCGACGAGCTGAAAGCTCGCTGGGGTGAGCAACGTCGGTGCCGCGAGCAGGTCGTGAAGCGTCGCAAGGACTTTGCGCTCGAACGCTGGTTGCCGGACCTCGAACGGGTCTATACGCAGGTGCTGGATGGGGAGCGCCCGGCGCCGGCGATCCGACCGGCTGTCGCTCAAGCCGTCAATGGCAACGGCCACCTGACCCACGCGACGCCGGAGATCCCGGCATGAAGTTCCTGATCTCCGCGATATTCCTTCTGTGGCTGGTGGGCTATGTCGTGGGTCTGTTCCTGTTTGGCAACGACGCGGACGCTTGGGAATGAACATTCTCTGCGTCACGCCCTGGAAGAACACGTGGATCGGGTATTGGTCCGACTTCTTCAAGCAGCACGGGCATACGTCCGAATGGCTGGTGAGCGAGTATGTCGACCAGAAAGCCCTTGCGCCGCACCTGCCGAAGTACGACGCGATCCTGTGCCATTGGGCCGACAAGTGGGCGATTCAACTCTCGGCACTGCCGAAGGAACTGAACCCGCCGCCGCTCTACGTGATCTTACGGTCCTATGAGATTTTTACGCGATCTGGATGGGCGGACCTGACGAAGATCACCTGGTCGAACGTCAGACGGTTCTTCATGTTGAACGAGGAACACGCCTATGCGTTCAAGTGCCGTGTCAAAGGCGTGGAGCCGACCTTCATCAAGAACGGTATTGATCTCTCGGAATGGGGCTTCATCGACCGGCCGAGCGACGCGCTCAGCCGCCTTGGATGGATCTGTGACGTGAACGAGAAAAAGGGTGTGGAGCTGGCGGTGCAAGCCGTCGCCGAACTCCACAAGGTCAATCCCTCGCTCACCTTTCACCACCTCGGACGCAATCAGGATCTGCGACGGTTCTACTACCTCGAACGCATCCTGCCGCATCTCGGGGTGAAGTTCGATCACCACGGCTGGAAGAATGACCATACGTTCGTGAACCACTTTCTCGGCAAAGTCGGCTTCGTGCTGTCCTCCTCCATTGCCGAGGGGAACCCGATGAACATCCTCGAAGCGATGGCAACGGGGGCTGTGCCGCTCGTCCACCGCTGGCCGGGGGCGCAGTATCAGTTTCCCGAGAAGTGGCTTTGGAGCACCTTCGACGAACTGCGCGCGATCTACGAGCGCAACCTGCGGAACTACGAGGGGCTTGAAGCGCGACGGTACGCGGAAGAGCACTACGACTATCGGAAGACCTATCTGCCCGTGCTTGACGCGATTCAGGCTGACGTGAAGGTGGCGGTCGCATGACGACACTCATCGAGGAGCGGCCGAAACATCACGAGGGCTGGGAGCAGCCCGAGGTGGTCAAAGCCCTCCATCTGCATCCGTTTCGGCGGCTCGTCATGCGGGAGATTGTGAAGTCCCTGAAACCCACGTCGCTTCTTGAAGTCGGCTGCGGCCGGGCCGATACCTATGCGGCGATCCAGCCATCGTTGCCGACGCTTCGCTACTGCGGCATGGATCAGTCAAGTGCCATGCTGCAACACGCGATGGCGCGTTTTCCCGAAGTGGCCTTTCTGCGTGGTGACATTGAGGCGCTGCCGTACCCCGACCGGGCCTGGGATGTGGTCATCAGCGAGCACGTGCTGGAACATCTGCGGCATTTCACACCGGGCTTGAACGAACTCCTGCGTGTCGCGGGCCGAGTCGTTCTGATCGGCTGGTTCCGTCAGCCAGGCGAGGCACCGACGCAGCTAATGACTATCCGCGACAAGGTGCACCGGCATTGGATCAATAAGTATAACCGCGACGATGTCCTCCGCACGATCTCGGCGAGCGGGTTCCGTCTCTCGATGATTCATGAACTCACTCGGCGGCATTGTGTGTGGCAATTGGAACGGGAGGTGTCCCATGACGCTCCGTGACATTGTGCGGATGGGGAAGACCCACCCGCGATTGCCCGTGACGGATCAGCTCGTCGAGAGCTGGCGCCTGTTTTGGCTTAAGCGCAAGGGCCAGGTGAGTACCCGCCGGCTTGATAGCCGGAAGTATCCAGACGGATACGCCTACAGCGAGCAGGAATGATCCCGCGCACGTTTCTCGACAAAACACCCGACGGGCAACTGATCGAATCGAGATCCAAAGAGACCCGTTCGGTTGAGGTCGACGGAACGGGCCGGTTCTGCGGCCGGCGCTTCATTCTGAAGACGAAGCTGTACGGCGACAAGCGGTGTCGGTACTGCGGCGAGTGGTTTCACTGGCAGGAGTCCGATCTGTTCGCAGCGATGCGTGGCGGTTACGTCGACGCCATGAATCTCGATAGCGTGCCGGAACCCTTGCACTGCGGCAAAGACGGCTGCCACGAATTTCACCGGCTTCGGGCTGATGCACAACTAAAGCGCAGCGAGCAGATTGAGGCCCGTGCCCAGCGTATCTATCACAAGCTCCAACGAGCAGGACTTGCCACATGAATCAACGGGTGATTACGGTCAACTTTGGCACCGGCAAAGGCGGCCTCTCAACCGTCGGGTATACGGTCTACACCACGACGGGTACGACGCATCAGGCCCGAACGACAAGCGGCGTCGTAGAGCTTGGGAGCAGCACAGGGATCTATACCGCGAAGGTTGCGCTGTCAGAAGGATTCGATGGCATCGTGGTTTGGGACACGGGCGACGCAACGATCCGGTATGGTGTCGAAAGCACTCTGTCGCAGCTCAACGCCATTCAAGAAGAAACCGACCGCATTCGTTTCATTTGGAACAGCCTACGTAACCAGGGAAAAATGTACGAGACGCTGCTGGAACGCCTCAATGTGCTCCAGCCCACCAAGCCAAAGGATTATGAGGCGGCTTTCAAATCCCTCGCGCAGCAGATTAAGGCGATTGCGCCGCCGACCCTGGCCGAGATTCGCCAAGCGCTGACCGTCACCGTACCCGCGCCCGAGGTGCCGGCGCCGATCGTGAAGTACACGCCGCCGCCCGTCAAGGTGAACTACACGCCGCCACCCGTGACGGTTGCGGCGCCCGACATCAAGATCCCGGACTACACCGAAGCGTTCAAGGCCCTCAGTCAGCAGCTTGCACTCCTGATTGAGGCGTCGCGGTCGTCGGTGGAACCGCTGTCGGCACAACTCGCCTCGCTCGCCGATGAACTGAAAACCCTTGATCGCATCGCGCGCGGCCTGGAAACGAAGCTCGGCGGGGTGGCTGGACAAGCCCAAGTCGCGCACTCCGTAGACCAGGTGCGCCAGGCCATCCGCGAGGTGAAGGACGAACTGGACGCGACGATCAAAAACCATCACGGCTTAGAAGCGATACTCAAGCGCATTGAGGCGTTGCAGCAGAACAAGCGCGTACAGCAGACGCTCGCCAGCCTGGGACTCGACTTCTAATGGCAAAGCAGAGTGCGCTCCAACTCGTCAACAAAGTGCTTGCGAATCTCGGTGAGTCATCGAACCTGACCGTCCTGACGAGTCTCACCGGCATCTCGCTCTTAGTGTTCAACACGCTGAACGAGGTGCTGTACGACCTCTCGCAGGAAGAGAACGGCCACTGGAAGCCCCTGGAGGATACGGGGACGGCGACCCTCACGTCGGCTGTAACCACGTATGCCAAGCCGTCGAGCGCGGCCGACTTTGACCGTAACAGCTTCCGCTATAACGGCACCTCGTCGCTGACCTACTACACCCCGCAGCGGTTTGACTTTGAACGCCTGAATTCCACCGAGAGCGGGATTCCCGACAAGCTGATTGACTACGGGGGCCACTTCCGTCCGCATCCCGTGCCAAACAGCGCCGCGAGCACCAAACTTATCACCTGGCGGCAGTGGATTCTCCCCACGCCCCTTTCGACAGCGACGCCCGCCGGCACTTGCTGGATTCCTGAAGGGTTCGATCTGACCCTGCTGGCCGACCTCGTGACCTACAAGATTCTCCACTACAAGCACAACGAGCAGGCGGCCGTGTACTTCACAAAGGTCTACGGCTCACCGGACGGTCGGCAGCGCGGTTCGCTCGACAAGTTTAAAGCCATGTGGCGCAGCCCAGACCTCTTGGACGGCGATAACATTATGGTGGCGTCGATCTAATGCCGCTTCTGCAAGAAGTGCTGGCAGAGTCCAAAGGCATGAACCGGATCAGCGACCGGCTCAACATGCCAAAGGCCTTCCTCTACGACCTGCTCAACGGTTACGTCCGCAAAGATGTCCGATCCGGGCAGGGCGTCATTGTGCAGCGAGGCGGGTCCGTCAAGCTGAACAGCACGGCGCTTGGGGCAGGCTATGGAGCCACCAAGACGATTCGACTGGTATTCGAGGCCAAGTGGGACGGCGGGTCGACGGATGTCATCATCCGCGCGGGGACGGCCTACGGCAAGTTCGATGGGTCGGCCACCTTTGACACGCTGACGGGCCTGACGGGACGCACGGATGATGCGCTCGCGCAGGCTGCGATGTTCAAGAACCAGCTCCTTCTGGTCGACGGCGGCGTGCCGCAGAAGCTGACCTCGGGCTACGTCGCCTCGGCACTCTCGGCAGATGCCAACATGCCGCAGGACTCAGATGCGGTCTGGGTCCATCGGGATAAGGTTTGGCTGAACAGCGCGGCCAACCCGATGAAGGCGTATTTTTCCAAGACCAATGCCGCCACGGGCGCGAATGACTGGACCGGCACGACTGACGCTGGCACGATTGATCTCTCGACGGTGTTGCCGACGGGCGACCGCATTCGTGGCTTTCGCACCTTTGGCGGCGTCGACTCAGGGCTGATCGCGATTATCTGTGACCGCTACACGGTCATCTACGCCGCTGGGGCCAACACTTACGAGTTTACCTTCGTCCAATATTTCCCGACCACCTGCCTCTCGGTCAACGCGGCCGACTATGTCGGCACCGATATTGTCTATCCGTCTCGTGATGTCCTGACTTCGCTCATTTCGAGCCAGAAGAACCAACAGCTTGACACCGACAGCCTCTCCAAGTGGGTGGAGCCGTTGTACCGTTCGCTCGCGTCGTCAGTGACGACCAGCCAGCACATCTCCGGGGCGTTCCACAATGCCTACAACCTCTACTACATCAACTTCCCGGTCTCTGGCAACCATCAGATGCTCGTGTACTCGATCGATGTCGGGAACGTGGTCGGTCGCTGGACCTTTCCATTCAACGTCTTCAGCATGTGCGAGCGCCGGAACGGGGACATGCTCGTCGGCTCGACGAGCCATGTCTACAAGATCAACGTCTCAACCGCCTACGACGATGACGGGACGGCGATCAGCTTCAGAGCCTCCTATCCGGCTCTCTACTTTGATCGGCCCGACCGCTATAAGAAGCCGATCGACTTTGAAGCGCTGTTCATTGCGGAGAACGCCGAGCCGACGGTTCAACTCGATTACTGGTTCGGGGGCTTGGGCCTGTCGCAAACCGATACCACGAGCCTCGACATCGAACTTCTCTCTGGGGCCACGCTCTACTATTGGGACACCGCGCTCTGGGATGTCTCGTACTGGTCCGACGTCGGCGGCAGCTTCCTCTACCGTACCAGTAACCTGATTGGCCGCGGCCGCTTCATGGTGATGGACATCTCACAGGACACCGACGACGCGCGGCTCTCCATCGACTTCGTGAAAATCGGCTACGTGCTGGAGGGGGCGGTCTGATGCACCCTTACAGCCAGCTCGCGCTCGACCTGAAAGCCGCCGGCTTCTCTCAAACGGTCGAATATCGTGACGGCGTCTACCTGCCGCAGACAGATGAGTATTGTCAGCCAGGGCAGATTCCCGATGGCCTGGACGCCGTGCGTGTCCCGCATGCCGTAGCTCTCGTGTCGTCCCTAGAACACCTGAACTACACCGTCGAGTGCTGTGCCATTGAGCGCGGACCAATCACCATGCGCGGCTACCGGCTGACGGCTCCTGGCATGGCTCCAATCGAAGACGGCTCGTTCGGCGTGGTGCTGGCAAAGTTCTGGCTCCTCAAGAAAGCGTCCGGCGATGTCCGCTGAAGTGACGCGCGTTCGCAACTTTGTGAACGACAAAAACAACACGATTCCGATTACCGCGTCCTACATGGACTCGGAACTGGACCAACTCATCACCGCCTGTAATCAGAAGGTGGTCATCAAGGCGACGGCTCCTGGCTCGCCGATTGCCGGCATGCTCTGGCTCGATTCCACAAACAAATGGCTCAAGCAGTACCGCAACAACGAGTGGGTGATCATGTCGCCGTGCCACGTGGGGACGTCGGCCCATGCGACGGCGCAGGAAGGCGACCTCTGGTATGACACGACGAACGACGTGCTGAAAACGTACAACGGCTCCGTGTGGACAGCCGTCACTGCATTTGCGACCCCTGCGATTGTCCTGGGGACGGCGGCGGCCGCCGGCTCTGCGACGACGACGATCCGCAGCGACGCCACGATTGTCGCATTCGACGCGACGACGCCGGCAGCCCTCGGGACTGCCGCGACCGGCTCGGCGACGGTGGCGGCCCGACGCGATCATGTGCATTCCGAAGACGGGGCGTGGATCTTCGTCGAATCGCTGTCGCTATCCAGCACCAGCCACACGAGCGGTACGCTCCCGACCACGTCGGATGTCTTTATGCTGGTGTTCGACAATGTCTCGACCAGTTCTGGCACGGTTCAGATGCGGTTTAACGGCGACACGAGCGCAGTCTACGAGTACCAGACCCTCGACACCACCTCGATCACGCACAGCACAGCCCAGACGTCGTTTCAGCTCCACGACACGGCCACGGCGGGCCTAGAGGGGACGGCGGTCTTTAACCGGCTCCAGACCAACAACGGCCACGGCGTGGCCTTCGCGCTCGCCACCAAGAATCTAACGAATGGAATTGCGCTCCGGGGTGGGTGGGATAGCAGCGCGGCCATTACGACTGTGACAATTCTGTCCTCGGGAAACTTGAGCGGCAAAGTTCACATCTTCCGGTCAACTAGGTCATGAGGCGTCGATGAGCACTGAGATCTCGCGTGTGCGGAACTTCGTGAACGATAAAAACTCGGCCGTCCCCATCACGGCGTCGTTCATGGACTCCGAGTTCGACCAGATTATGACCGGGCTGAACCGGAAAATGCTCGTGAAGTCCACCGCGCCATCTAGCCCCATTGAAGGCTCCACCTGGTACGACTCGACGAACAAGATGGTCAAGGTCTACCGCAACTCGGCCTGGGACCGGGTCGACGTGCCAGCCGGCGTGATCTTGCCGTATGGGGCCGCCTCAGCCCCGACGGGCTGGCTCCTTTGTGACGGCACGGCCGTCAGCCGAACGACGTATGCGGACCTTTTTGCCATTGTCAGTACGACGTTCGGCACGGGCGACGGCTCGACGACCTTCAACCTCCCGGACATGCGAGGCAAGTTCCCGCTCGGTAAGGCGGCGTCTGGCACCGGCTCATCGCTCGGTGGAACGGGCGGCTCAATCGACCATACCCATACCGGCCCGAGTCACACGCATACAGGGCCATCGCACACGCATACGGCGACGACATCTGCCGCAAACGCCGCGACCGGTGGTGGCGGTTCAGGCGCCAACAACACCGAACAGGCGCACACGCATACGCTCACGACCTCGGCAAGCGGGACAGGCAATACGGGGTCATCTGGGACGGGCGACACCGGAACCGCGAACCCGCCCTTTGTGGCGCTCAACTACATCATCAAGTATTGATGTCCGAAACGGCTACGCTGCCAGCACTGGAACAACCGCCTGCGCCAACCGTGGCGCGGAAGATGGCGGTGCTCTACGGCAAGAAGACCGTGCTGTTTGAGCTGGAGATGCGTGACATTCCGCAGCTTGTCGCGCTGCATCGTGGCGACAAAGCGGGCTACATGATGCGGATGTGTCTCAAAGATATGACGGACGACGAGGCGACGCGCTACGTGCTGATGCTGCTCGCGTCGGGCGAGCTGGCCGGCTGGAGTGTGTACGCCAAGCAGGGCCGCAAGTCGGACTGTATCGGGTTCGCGTACCTGACGGATATCACGAAGCACTCCGCCACCTTGAGCGGGATCATGGACCGCAAGGCGGTGCATGGTCTTGGGCGTCGGGTCCGTGAAGGCCGGTACACCTATGCCGAAGATGTCAGCCGGACCTTGATCGAGCATTGTTTCACGACGCTGAAGCTCCACCGCATCGACACGATGGTACGGGCGGATAACCGGCGGGCGCTCCTCTTGCAGAAAAAGGTCGGCTGGAAACTCGAAGGGACGTTGCGCGAGGCTCACTGGCATGACGGCGTCTATCGGGACGTCGTGATGCTCGGCCTCTTACAGAAGGATTGGCGCCATGAGTAGCGGGAAGAAGACTTCGATCAACGTACCGACGTTTGAAAAGCCGCCGGTGCCGTCGTTCTCGATTCCCGGCTATGGCACCGCGAGCTACGCGAACAACACCTACGGCTTCTCGCCTGACGCCGGGCAGGAAGACTACATGAACCAGCTCAAGGCCCTGCGTGGCTCCATCTTGAGCGGCTTGGCGTTGACCAGCCCTGAGCGCGTAGCCTCCTTGAACGAGTGGCAAGACACCTTCCAAAAGGAAGCCCTGCGGAGCACGATGCCGCAGCTCGAACAGACGCTGTTTGCGCGCGGACTCGGCGGCTCGGAGTTCTACAAAGGCGCCGTCAACGACCTGCTTTCAAAGGTGGCGACGCAGTCGGTCTTGAGTCGGGAAGACCTGGCCCGTCAGGATCAGCTTTTGAAGCTTGAGCAGTTGGCAAGTATCTCAGGACTCAACCAGCAGGAATTCGCCAACATTGCCGGGCTGCTCGGGTTGTCGCAGGGGGCGGGCTACCAGGATGCGAATCTCGCCCAGAACCGCTACTTAGCGACGCTGCCGTACACCACGACGGTCACGAACTCGAATAACGGACTAGCTGGCGCACTCCAGGGCGCACTCCAGGGCGCGCAATATGGCTCGGCGGCCGGGCCGTGGGGTGCCTTGCTGGGAGCGGGGGCCGGAGGGCTGACTGGTTACGCTGGGTCGCGCGGCAGCACGACGACGCCGTATGCCCTCTACAACACGGACGGCGGCAGCTCGGCGAACTGGCTCCAGTACTTGAATCAGCTTCAGCCGGTGCGATCAAGCACTTCAGCCTGGCAGGACGCTAGTCGCGGCTTCCGCGGATCTGGGTACGCACGGTACCCAGATCTCTACAAGACCATTTACGGAGTCTAACGATGCCGACCTATAACCGGCTTGAGGACGTTGTACTCGATCCCGTGACGGTGCGGACTGGCGCAGCGCAGTCCGGTGGCGGGAATGGCTTTGAACCAGCCATGCCGCCCGTGACGCCGCCAGGGATGCCAGCCCAGAAACCGAACTGGCTCCAGTACGGACTCGATGCGCTCTCCAATGTGGCCTTAGCGACGGCTGATCCGAATCAGGCGGGCGGTGAAACGCTCTTGCGCCTTGCGGCGTCCAACAACATCATGCGTCGGCAGCAGCAACAGCGGGACTTCGTGAAGTCGATCGAAACCATCATGGGGTCGAATAGCCCGCTCGACGACATGCCGGGCGACGGCGGTCAGGCGCTGCTCGGCAAGAAGGGCCAGATGTACAAGCTTATCTTGTCGAACCCGCAGATGGCGAAGGAAGTCTTGGGCGATGACGTCATCAAAGCGGTGACGGATGACTACCTCAAGGCAGGTCAGCAGGAGTGGAAACCCCGCACTAAGGAAGAACTGCTTGAACTAGAGCGCGCAAAAGCGGGCATCAAGGAAGAGGCGGCGAAGCCTGAGCAAGATCGTCGTGGTCGTTTGGAGATGGCAAAGCTGCGCCAAGAGTTTTTGAACCGCCAAGAGGTCAAGGATTATACCGAGGTCGAAACGCAGTTACGGCTCATGGAGTCGACATACGACAAGTGGAAAGACGGCAAGATCAGCAGCGCCAACGCAGTCGATCAGGCGCTCGTCAATACCATTGGTCGCATGCTCGATCCGGGCGTGTCAATTCGTGAGGCCGAGTATCAGCGCACGCCAGCGAATATGGCGTTATTCAATCGGATGGACGCTGCGTGGCAGCGACTTCAGAAGGGCGGCGTCCTCAACAACGCCGAGCGTGAAGGGCTGCTCCAGGTCGCGCGCATTTTGTCGGACGAGCGCGGACAGACGTATAACACCACGCTCAAGGAATATGAGGACTTGGCGAGCGAGCTCGGGTACGACGTCAACGTGGTGACACGTGGTAAAAAGCCGCACATACCGTACACGCCGCAAGCCGGACGGGTGCCAGCGGCATCTGGCGCATCACAGTTCGTGGAGGGCCAGACGGCGACCAATCCCAAAACCGGCCAGAAGATCATCTTTATGGGTGGACGATGGCAACCGGCCAAGTAGAGCTGCCTGAAGGGTTCGTCCTCGACGAGCCGGCACAGGACAGTTTGCCCGAGGGCTTTGTCTTGGACGAGCCGCCAGGCGCGCCGTCAGTACCGACGATGGCGACGGCGCCGCTCGCCACGATCGGGAACAGCGCCATGCAGTACGCCGGCGACATGTTTGATCTGGTCGCCCATCCGATCCAGACGGCTCGGGCTATTGGCAGCCTCGGACGCGGTGTGGTGGAAAAGTTCACGCCGGGCGTGCAACCGAGTGAAGCGAACGTCGATGCAGTAGGCGAGTTCTATAAGAGTCGGTACGGCAGCCCAGAGGCCATCAAACATACCCTGAATACCGATCCGGTTGGTTCGCTGGCTGACGTTGCCATGCTGCTCAGTGGTGGCGGGGCTGCGCTATCACAGGCTGGCAAAGCGGGCAAGCTGGCGAGCCTGGCGCAGGTCGGCACACGAATGGCCCGGGCCGGGGAAGCAGTCGACCCGTTGATGGCCGTGGCGCGCAGTACGGGCGACTTGGTACGCGCCGGCACGAAGGGTCGCAGCATCCGTGCACCATTCGCTGGCAAAGTCGACATGGACGTGCTCAAGGCCGAACAGGAACTGAGCAAAGCACTCACACCAAGCGGCAAGACGGTGCCTGGTGCAGAACTCAATCTGCCAGCGTCCTCCAAGGTGTCGGGTCGTCTGGTGCCGAACATCGAAGCTTTTGTCATTAAGGGTCCGTTCGGGGCCAAGCTCACCCAGAAGCTTGAGAAAGCCCGCGAGTCGCTGAACACAATTGCGGACAGTGTCGTTAAGAAGGCTGGCAAGTCGGCGGATCTCTCGGCGGCTGGCAACGAGATCGTCAGGGGTGCGGACAAGTTTCGTGATGAGTTCATCAAGACGAAGAATACCTTGTACAACCAGGCGGGCATCACGAAGAAGGGGCAGGAGATCGTCTTCCGTCCGAAGCGCTCCCTCGATTTTGTGCAAACCATCCTCGACGAGAAGCGACGCGCTGCGAAGGTCATCGGTTCCGCACCGGACATGAAGTTCTACGAGCACCTAGCTGACAAGCTCTCGAAGGGACACGGGATCAGCGCTGCAGACATGCGCTCAACGATCCTGGAACTGAACGAGAAGGTCAAGAACTTCAATGATCCCTTCGTAACAGGCAACCGCGGCAAGCTGAACAAGCTTATCGCGTTCTTCTCCGAGGAACTTGACGAAGCGATCATGGCGCAGCGTCCCGATCTAGCAGCGGATCTCGCGGCGGCCAATAAGTTCTACTCCGAAGGCGTGCAGATGCTGAACAGCTCCTACGGGGAGACGATCTTCGCGCTGAAGGATCAGCCCGACAAGATCATTCCCGCGCTGTTCAACAAAGGCACCTCGATCGAGGACATTCCACGGATTTACAAGCTGGTCGGCGAACCGGCGGTGCCAGCGATTCAATCGGCGTTCCTCGAAGAGTTCTTTAAGGGTGCCAAGAATGCGAGCGGCGACTTTTCACCCGAAGGCATTGCGCGGCAGGTGAAGCGGTATGGCGAGGACAAGCTGCAGGCAGTGCTGAGTCCTGAGCAGTTTACTGCGGTGAAGAACCTTCAGACGGCGACCAAGAGCCTGGCTGGGGTGGAGCGTGTAGCAGGCGGATCACAGACGGCCTTTATGGGCCGCGTGGCGGCCGAGCTTGGGCCGCTCTTTATCAATCCGTGGATCTCGCTTAAGGCGATCCTCGGTGACGCGGCATTCTCAAGCTTCGTGGCGTCGGATTTCGGGCAGAAGTTTCTCTCGACCGGTGCCGATCTGACACGGGTTGGTCAAAAGGCGCGTCGCGGACTCGTGAATGTTGGAAAGGCTGGGCGCGCGCTACGTGCGGGAACGGTTATTCGTCAATCGAACGGGTACGAGTAACGCGCTTGTTGCTGTAGAGACGATCGTACCAGGCCGTAAAGAGGTAGATCGAGGCAGCAGCCACCACACAGGCCCAGAGTGGAAGGCGAACCCATGCGAGTCCAAGTAGCGCCATCACGAGCCAAAAGATCGGCATTCCGTCGTCCTCCTGTTAGGAGCATAGCATCCCATGCGTAACCGTCTGTCGTCAATTGGAATCGTCCTCCAACGGCTGTGGCTGGCTGTGTCCTTACTAACTGTCAGTCAGGCACGTGTGTGGGCGGATGCGGAAGTCGTGCTGGATCGTTTCACGCAGCTTGTGGATGTTCCCAGCTCATATGCCGGTTCAGGTGGCCTTTGTGTCGCGGTGAACTCTGGGGCAACGGCCCTGGAGTTCGTGACCTGCGGCTCGGGTGGCTCGGGCGACAACATCACGGTGAATGGCTCGGCCGCAGCGGATGCGAACTTCACGGACAACATCTATATCGACTTCGCCTTAGACACGAGTACCACACCAGACGCCATCTCCGCGAAGCCAAACTATAACGCCGCATCGGGCGACGTGGCGCTCTTGACGAATGAAGTGGCGTTCTCGCTTAACGGCATCGTCTCAGAAGGCACGACTGCCAACACGATCGAGGGGCGCTTTGTGTTTCCCGATTGGGCGACGTCGGACAAGGACATTACCTTTCAGGACGCCACGCATACCGTCGTGGGGCGCGATACGACCGATACGCTCACGAATAAGACGTTGGCGGCCGCCAATAATGTGATCGATGCGGACTCAGCCGTTGCGCTGGCCGCGAACGGCGCCAACTGTTCCGCTGGCAACTACCCGCTCGGCGTCGACGCAGCCGGGGCTGTCGAGAGCTGCACGGCGGATGACGATGTCCCAGATGCGGGCGAAGTGGACGATACGGCCTTGGCAGCCGGGGCCGTGGATGGTGGGTCCGGTGGCGAAATCGCCGACAACAGCATTGATGCGAATGACCTCATCAATGCACTCGACTTAGGCGGCGAGACGAGCTTCGAGGTGCCAAATGGTGCGGCCCCGACGGTGGATGCCTTTGGAGAAATCGCCGGCGACAACAATCTCTGGGATACCGGGCGTGGCGCGATCCTTGCCTACGACGGGACGGCGGCTACAGCCCTGATCGGCGCCCTCGTGTCCGACACGCCAGCGAACGGCCAGGTGCCGAAGTGGAACACAGGCGGCACGATTACCTGGGAAGACGATACGCAGTCAGCCGGCAGTGCGACGACGTGGGATAACATCGGCGACCCGACGACGGAAGGCACCATCGCGTTCGGTGGCAACGAGCAAGACATCACGTCGACGCTCGATGATGCGACCGCCGGTCAAGAAGGCGTCCTGACGATCACCAACACCGACGCGGATCAGGCGAACGATACCGCCTTCATTGAACTCAAGCACAACGACGGGGCTGACGCGAATGTGATCTACGCGCAGTTCATCGGGGATGCCGATGGCACGCCGACCACGGACTACTCCTTCACGCAGACGGCCGCGACGATCGCCGTGGCGACTTCGCTCACGGCTGGCGCGACCGTCTCATCATTTCTGACGCTGCCACAAGGCACCGGGCCGACGGTCGATGCCGCTGGCGAGATAGCGGTCGACACGACGGACGACCAGCTCGTCTACTTCGGCGGATCGAAGCGCGTCGTGCCGTATACCGATGAAAAGTGCTTCACGATCGAAGATCCAGCGGCAGCCGACGACAACGTGCCTGTCTGGTCGCCGGTCGATGCGATCACCATCACCAGTCAATACTGCCGTACACAGGGAGGCACCTCCGCGCAGATCACGGTGTCGGACGGCACGAACGATATGGAAGCGATCACCTGCGACTCCGACGGCCAAGCCGATGACGGCACGCTGACGAACAACACCTTTACGGCGAATGAGCGGATGGAGTTTGACACCGGCACCGTCAGCGGGGCGGTCGACTGGGTGAATTTCTGCAATCGCTACACGGTGGACGCCCAATGATGCGACGACTCCTGGCACTCGTCATCGCCTTGGCGACCGCCACGCCAGCCTGGGCCTCCTCGCAGATCATTCTTGCGGCAGGGAACACCGCCACGTCTGCGTCGGCGACTCGGGAACACCCCCTGATGGCGTCCGATGCCTGGGAAGCCGCGGGAGCCACGAACCAAACGCCGATTGCCTCTGCGGGCACGCTGAGCAAGCTCTATGTCTCGCTCAGTGTCGCGCCTGACAACGGGGCAGGAACCCAGAGCTACGCCTTTACGCTGGAGATCAACGATACCAACACCGCGCTCACCTGCACGATTTCCGAAGCCAGCACGAGCTGTAACGACACGAGTAACACCGTGTCGGTTTCGGCAGGCGATCTAGCGACGTGGGTTGCTGTACCCTCTGGCACCCCCGTAGCGGCGATTCCGCACATCACCGTGCAGTTTGACGGCTCCACCACGAAAGAAAGCATCTTAGGCGGGTCAGGGTCCGGTAACAACACGGCGACACGGTTCTATCCGCCACATGGGAACGAGGGGTCGGGGAACACGACCGAAGCGGTCGGTTCCGAAACTCTGATTCCGACTGGGGGCAGCTTTAAGAACCTCCGAATCGTGAAGTCTGATCCAGGCGTCGGCAATACGTTTGTCTGGACGCTGCGGAAGAACAGTGCAGATACGGCGCTCACATGCACGATTACCTCGGGGAATACCGGCTGCACGGATACGAGCAACAGCGTGACCGTGGCGGCCGGCGATGCGGTGTCGCTGTCCTTTACACAGACCGGCACGCCCACAGCGAGTACCGGTCGCTACGCCGTGACGTTTGTGTCAGACACTGAGGGGGAGTTTATCTTGGCGGCCTCCAACACGGGCAACGTCTCAAACGCCGCAAGCGTCTATGACCTTGTGCATATGCACGAGAACTCGGCCTGGAACGCAACCGAGACCAGCGCCGATCAGCTCGCGCAGATCATGACCATCAAGGCAATCTATGTCGAACTGAACGCATCACCGGGCGCAGGCACGAGCTACACGTTCAACCTGCGACAAAATGCCTCCAGTCCGGGCCTCTCGTGCCAGGTCTCCGGGACGAACACGACCTGCAATGGCTCCGCCACGATTTCAATCTCAGCGGCAGATTTGCTCGCCTCAGAGTCCACCCCGAGCGGGACACCGACCGCGCGGAACCCAAGCATTGCGTACTGTGGTCAAATCGCTGCCGCCGCCGGAACTCGTCGGATGTTTCTCATCAGTAAGGAGGATTCATGCGTATCACGCTGGCCCTGGTCATTCTGCTCCTCTCGCAACTAAGCGCGCACGCGGCTTGTGTCGACGTCCCGGCCCCAGGCGTCCCGCGCCATATGCGAACTGCCGTCGCGTATGCGCTCGCCTTTGCCGCCGGACATAACGAGGTGCCGACGGACGGGCAGGGCAAGCAGCCCGGCCAGAGTCAGCTCCATGCGATCTGCTTTAACACGTTTGACCCGACGGGCGTCATTACCGACCAAGCGATGCTCGACCGCTACAACACCGACGAGGCCGCACGGGTGGCGGCGGCGAATGCCGAAGCGACGCGACAAGCTACCTTAGCCTCGGAAATCACGGGCAACGACCTCTGTACCGCTGAGTTGGATGATATCGTCACGCGCATTAATAGCGAGCAAGCCACGATCCAGGCACAGATTGACGCCACAACCAATGTAGCGAGTGCCAAGACCGCCATGACCACGATGAACACACGCATAGCTGCGGCGTTGAGAAAGGTGGCAAAGTGCTTGAAGGCCCGCACGGATCGCGGCGTAGGCCAATAGGGAGGCACCAACAGCGAGACGATCATGGGCGAGTGGGACGGCACGGAGCGTCAAAAGATGCCACACGATTGCCATGAGGACATCCTTCGGACCTTGGCCGAAATGCGGGCGACCCAAGAAGTGAATGCCAAGCTCCTGAAGCAGACCGTGGAGTTCATTACGGGAAACGGCCATCCAGAGCGGGGGGCGATTGTGCGCCTGGATCGGTTGGAACAAACTGAACACCGCCGGTTGCGGACGGAGCTTGCGGCTTGGGCGGCGCTCATCGGCATTGCCATCAAGACCGCCTGGGATGTCCTGGTCCGAGGCCCCCGCTGAAAAGCGATGCTACCGCTGCGGCCAGGTGGCTCGGTGGAAGCAGGTCTACGACCAAGACGAATTCGGCATCTGGATGGTCGGCTGTTGGCACTACGTCTGTACCGTCTGCGGCTTCCGACAAAGCCTCTTCCACGTCTATTGGTATGAATGGCGCTAGACGGTGCCGGATCTGTCGCATGGGGCAGATGCGTCAACGGGGGACGGCGTTGGTCTGTGACATGGCCTTGTGCGGCCATCGAGTCGATCTGGATCGGCCGCTACGCTGGGGGTGACGCACGAAGATCGTGGCCTGGGATCTGGAAACCACGGATCTGAAGGCCCTGATGGGCCGGGTGCTCTGCTGCTCGTTCATGGAGATTACGCCACCAGGGACGGCGTTGCGACGGCCGTATACGTTTCGCGGGGATCGGGCGCCGTGGATGAATGTGCCGACCTCCAAGTGGCACGAAGACCCTGAAGCGATCTCAGACGCGAAGCTCGTGGTGGCGATTCGAGACGAGCTGGAACGGTACAACATGATCGTCTCGTGGAACGGCAAGCTTTTTGATGCGGCGTTCCTCAACGCGCGGCTCTTGAAGATTCGAGAGCGTCCGCTGCGTCCGCAGTTTCACCTCGACTCCATGTGGTATGCCGCTGGGTCGAGTAACCGGATCGGCTCGCGCAAGCTTGACAACGTGCAGCGCTTTCTGGGCCTGTCGGAGTCCAAGACCCCGATTACCTGGGAAGACTGGCAGCGCGCCGGCATGGGGAACATGAAAGCGTTTAATCAGGTCGTGAAGCACTGTGAGCAGGACGTCAAAGTCCTGGCGCAAGCCTACTGGCGCTTCCTGCCGAACGTGTCGTCCATTCATAGGTGAGCGACGTGAGCATCCTTGATGACGCGAAGCAAGCTGTCGAGGGTGAGCGGCAGCACAGCTACGGCCATCCGAAAGACAATCACGGCTGTACGGCCGCTTTGTGGCGTGACTGGCTCCAACGTCGGTTCGGGATTGTGTTGCCGTTGACGGCACGCGATGTCTGCTGGCTGAACATTCTCCAGAAAGCCAGCCGAGACGCCAATAGGCCCAAGAAAGACAACCTCGTGGATGTCATCGGCTATGCCGAAAACGCCGAGCGGTGCGAACTGTCTACACCACGTCCTGACGAACCGCCACGCTGGGGCTTCAAGGAGTAGCGCATGGACGCGCTGATCGCCGTAGTCGCCATCGCCGTCTTCATCGGCGCGTTCTGGGCGGCGGGTCTCAAGTGGTGGGCGTGGTTCTGGGCGGCGATCGCTGCGGTGCTCGGGATTTTCGAGGTGGCTGCGAAGCTCGTTACGGGTCAGACGCTCTCGCAACAATTCTGGGGCTACATGGCCGCGCATCCGACGCAGGGATGGCTGTTGGCTGGTCTGGTCGCGGTTGGGGCAGTGGGGCTAGTCGTGCATCTGGTGTGGAAGCGGCTCACGCACAAGGGGGACTGATGCAACAGATCATGGAAGCAATTCGGTGGTTCCAGGACAATTGGGTGACGATCGGCGTGGCGCTGTGGTCGATCGAAAAGGGTCTGGAGATCATTGTCACCCTGACCCCGTGGAAGGGCGACGATAATCTGGGCGTCATCGTCGGTAACGTCCTCCGAAGGATCTTCCCGAAGTCGGCGTAACCATGTGGCAGACCATCGCAGCGGCGCTGGCGCTTCTGACGCCCGTCGTCCTCGGTCTCTTGCGATGGCTTCAGGAACGTCGGCGTCGTCAGGTGGCTGAAGCAATCAGGAGGCTCAAGATTGATGTGGCGCAAGCGTTGGCGGATGGTGACAGCGATGGCCTTGCTCTCGCTCAGCGCCGGCTGTCTGAGCTTCGAGCGATCCAAGGTCGTGTACCTGCCAAGTGACGAAAAGCCGGTGTTCCTGAATGCGGGCGAGGCGGTGCCGTTCGACGGGGTGTGTCTGCAGCGCGGCACCTATCAGAAGCTCTTTGAAGGGTGCGCGGATCGCGTGCTCGATGCTACAATGTCATCGCCATGAAACTGGTACTCGTCGAGTGGATCGACTCGCATTCGAGTCGCGGGTGGCAGGATCTGGACGTTCTCAAGAAATCGGCGGAGCCGTTATACTGCCGATCCGTCGGCTGGCTGCTTTCTGAAACGAAGCAGTACAAAGTCATCGTCCCGCACATGACGGGCGAAAATCGTTGGAATAAATTACTACAGGGCTGTGGGGACATTGCCATCCCCACAGCCGCTATAGTAAAGCTGACCGTGCTAAGACGGGACTAGTTCTTTCGCTTCGTGTCCCCGTATCCTGGCAACGGCATCATCTCGATCTGGTGCGTCTTCGGATTCTTTTTGGCAGTTTCGACTGACACGATCCTGCCGTCTGAATACCGACGACCCACCTTTCGGGCTTGACGCTTGACCATCTAGACCTCCGGTGTGCTCCCACATGCCGTCGCTTCCAGTTGGCGCAACGGAATTTTGTGTACGAATCCGTGTAGTGTTTCACACGATTTCGTCCGGTTGCATCCATTATCCTACGGACGCTTACAGCGCTTCAAGGGATTTAGTCACAAGGGGATACGTGCTAAGCGGCTCCGTGTCGATGAGTTAGCGTCTGCGGCATAAAGTCGTTCAAATCCTCTCGTCCCCACCATTTTTCTCGACGAGGCCCGCAGACTTGTGTACTAAATTGTGCACGAGTCGCGGGCTGAATCGTTCAATGTCGGCGTCATAGCTGATCTGCCGGCCAATGTAGTAGCGGTTGGTGACTGACGGATCGTGATGGCCCATCCACTGCGCGAGCTTCACGAGCGGCACCCCGCGTAGCGCGCAGTGCGTCCCAAAGGTGTGCCGGAAGGCGAGCCAATTCCACCAGTGGGGCAGCTTCGCTTTCGCGCGCGCTTTCCAGAGCGGAGTCGTAAGCTGCGTCACCCGACCAACGACGCGGCCAGTCGGTTTGCGATGTGGCCGCAACAGCTCCGCTAAGCCTTCTGACATCGGCACCACGCGGAATTTGCCTGACTTGGTCAACCCCTCTGGCTTGTTCTCGACCATGATCGTCTTTGCCTCAAAGTCGAGATCCTGCCAGTCCAGGCGCGCGATCTCACTCCGCCGTAAGCCCGCATAGATCGCTAAGGCCACCGCCCGCTCAAGCCATCGCCCATGAAAGGCCGCCAGGCACCGGCTGATGTCCTCATCGGCCAGATATCGCACCGGGTTCTTCGGAACTTTCCGCGTACCGATTGCCTGAACCGGGTTCTCCATCAGCCACTGCTGATGTCGGCACCAGTTCAGGAACGCATGCAGATCGTTCCGGTAGTGGTTATACGTGCGCGGTTCCCACTTGCGCGTATCCGCAAGCTGCTGCATGACCTGCCGGAGGCGTTCGGTGGTCAGGCCGCGCAAGGTCGTGACGTGTAAGGCGTCCACGAGGCGCTGCAACCGGTCGCGCCGTTTCTTGACGTGGAGCGGCCGCAGGCGGCTGGCGCAGTCGGCGAGATAACGATCTATCGCGTCCTGGAGCGGGTAATCGCGGAGAGCGGTCGGGAGCTGGTTCGTGCGGACATCGCGGACGAGCTGTCCGGCGAGGTATTCAGCAACACGCTTATCGATGGTCTTGAGGCTGCGACGGAGCGGCGGGCGGTTCGGGCGGTAGATATAGGCGTGCCAGATGCCTTTCTTGCCACGCCGAACGAGCTTCATCCCACACTCTTAATCGCCCAGATCACCTTGCCGATGATCTCAACCTGCTTCCCGCTATCCTTCTTCACCGGGATCGGCATCTGGTCCTTGTCATCGCTGCTCGCGGGCATCAGCCACACGTCGTCACCACGCTTCCGAAAGATCTTCATGGTGCAATTCTCTTCAGGGCCTTCATGGATTCGCACGACGGCAATGTTGCCGTTCTCCAGGTGGACGCCACGGGCGACGATTACAATATCGCCGCTGGAGATTTGCTTGTCCTTAAGGCAGTCGCCTTTGACCCGCAGGGCGAAGCAGTCTTTATTGCCGACCAGGTTGGCGTCGATATTAATGAAGCCTTCGACGTAGTCAGCCGTCGGCTTGATCGGGCCGGCTGGCACCTCGCCGAGTAGGTACAGCTTCTTCGTGCCATACGTGCCGCTCGGCTCGTGAACCTCGAAGTGCTTGCTTCGGATGAAGTGCTTGAGCTCGTCCGGTGTGCGCTCCTGGGCCGCGAGCTTGAAGAGCTGTTCGCGCTCTTGGGTGGTGAGCCGGAGCGCATCGGCAATCTGCTTACACCGTTCGAGGGTAGGGGGCTTGGTGCGGCCGCTTTCTACATTCCCGATGTAGCTGCCAGACTGTAGGCCAAGGGCGCGCCCAAGCTCTAGCATTTCAACTTCACGGGCTATGCGGAGGGATCGTAAATACTCTCCGAATGTCATGCTGGCGATTCTATCACCGTCGCTGATACACCGCATAGGAATATTTGAAAAAAGACCTTGACAAACTGTAGTGGTCTAGTGTAACGTAGTCCGCAGAATGAAGAGCGGCACCGCTGGTGACATAATTCGTAGGGCGCGTGAGGCCCGCAAGCTCAGCATGTCTGATCTCCACATCGAAATGCTCCGTCGAGGGGTGCGTGTGACGGTTCAGACGCTCTACAATTGGGAACGCTACGGGATTAGTCCGTCACTCCGGTTCATACCAGCGCTAGCAGATGCGCTAGGAACGCCGTTAGAGTCTTTTTTTGCCCCGAAACAACACTGTACCGATACAGTGCAACCAGGACGCCCCGGCCGCTCAAATTTAGGCCGTTTCCGCGCAAATTCCGGCCATTCCAGCAAGCGATCGAAAGGCAGTATCCGGCCTCACCGGGAAAATCCCCTAAAAACGGAATCACTTAAGAACGCTTAACGCGGATGGGCGGGCATGGGAGCGGGCGCTTTACGGAGCAGTCGATCGCGTTCGACCTGTACGAGCTGGCCGAAGCCGCGCTCACGCGCCTTGAGCGGTCCTTCTACGAACCGGATGTGCTGGCGGATCGCTCCTGGATCAACGACAAGCGGGGTCAGTTGGAAATCCAGCGAGACCGCCTCATGCAACTGGCAATCAAGGGGCGCCTGAAGAAATGACCCAACTCCTGACCCTCCAGCAAGTCGCCGAGATCCTGAACCTCAAGTACGACACCGTGAACCGCCAGTGGCCGACCTGGATTAAATGGGGCGTTCGGCCGATCCGCATCAACGGCAATCCCAACAGTCCACCGCGCTTTCGGCGTACCGAGATCGAAGCGATGGTCGAACAGTGGGAGGTCGTACAGGCATGAAGACCTGGCAGCTCGTGCTGGTGGGGTGCTTGGTAGCGGGTCCGGTGGCGGCTGAACCACTTCCCATCGTGGAACGGGCGGCGCGCTACCTCTGGGAAGGCAACCGGTTCAACGCTGATGGCGCGTCCTGGTGCGCGGACTTCGCCGTGCACGTCCTGGGCGAGGATCTGCCCGTTGCGCCGTCCCGCAGCGCCAAGGCCCTCTACAACGCCTTCGCCAAAGCGGGCCGGCTGACGAACGAGCCGCAGCCGGGCGACCTCATCTTCTTCTGGCGCGAGTCGCCGTCGTCCTGGAAAGGTCACGTCGGGATTGTAGCGGCAGTCGATGCGGACACGATTGCCACGATTGAAGGCAATGTCACCGGCCGGGTGACGCAGCGGTTCTACCGCCGGCGGGCGGTGCCGCAGCTCCTTGGCTACGGACGGGTGAACTGATGGACTTTGAGCGCTGCTCGTACTGCGATCGAAAGAAGCGGGTCTTGCGTCGCCACGGCGACCTCTGGGTCTGCCAGGCGTGCGAGGACAAGTGGAACGACTGTGTCGATACGGCGTCAGAACTCCTCGATGCCGCACGGATGCACCAGCAGGACCGGTAAGGCAATGGAAGTCTGCGGCGGCGTCTATCCCGATACGCACGACGAAATCGTCTATGACGCGCCCGACTGCCCGCTGTGTGCGGCCGAGGCGAAGATTAAGCGGCTCGAAAAAGAGATCGCGGATTTGGAGTTGCGGATTAACTGATGGATCGGGCGGTCGAACAGCCGTGCGGCTGCTTCGTGAATCCTGAGACGCGCTTGGTCGTGGTGCCGTGTTACGCGCATCAAGAGAGTGAGCAACAAGACGCCCCGGCGGTGGATCGCCAGGGCGCACGGAAGAGAGCCGAGGGGTCGGCTCAAATCATTGTAGCACGAGAAGACCGGAAGGCAAGGAGAGCATCATGACGAATCAGGCGCTCGCCGAAGTGCAGACGGGCAGTACCGAACTCCTCCCGATGTCACCCCGCGAGGTCGTCGCGCAGGTGGCGGCCATCCAAGAACTGATGAAGACCGTCATGCAGGACGGCACCCACTACGGCCTGATTCCTGGCTGCGGCCCGAAGCCGACGCTCTTGAAAGCGGGGGCTGAAAAGCTCGCGTTCATGTTCCGGCTGGCGCCGCTCTACGAGGTGACGCCGACCGACTTGGATAATGGTCACTTTCGCTACGAGATCAAGTGCGCCCTCAAGTCGCTCCTGACCGGCCACATCATCGCGGAGGGGGTCGGCTGCTGCTCGTCCAAGGAAACCAAATACGCCTACGTGAGGAATGAGGCGCGTCCCAACTTAGAGGACGTGCGGAACACGGTCGAGAAGATGGCTGCGAAGCGCGCCTTGGTAGCGGCGGTCCTGAATGGCACAGCCGCGAGCGACATCTTCACGCAGGATGTCGAGGACTTGCCGGAAGCGGCGGTGAGTGAGAGTGCCGAAACGCCAGCGAAGCCGGTGATGCAAGCCCCGCAGCGGAAGTCACAGGCTCCCGCGCCGGCTAACGGGGACGACTGGCGCAAGATGACCTCGAAGTTTGAGTCCAAATGCTCGGGCGGCTGCAACGAGATGATTAAGGCGGGGAACACGATCTACTACAGCCCGAAGCAAAAGGCGGCGATGTGTGAAGCGTGCTATGAGGCCGTGACGACGCTCACTCGATGACCACCTTGCATGGCGTCGAAGTCCTGGACGTGCCGTATGGCGACCGGGTCTTGCACTATAACCCGCTCAGCCACGAGTACCACCTGGACTCCATGCCGCTGAAATCGACCACGCAGTACCTGAAAGACGCGGGCTACTGCCGTCTGTGGAACGGCAACGGCGACGCGGCCACGATCGGACGCTATAAGCATGAGGCCACGGCCTTGGATGACCTGGGCGACCTGGATATGGACACGCTCGACCCAAAGCTCGTCGCGGCGGTTGAGCTCTGGCGGCAGTTCAAGCGGGAGTATGACTTCGTGCCGGACTTGGACCTCATGGAACGGCCATGCTTTCATCCGACGTATCTCTACGCTGGCACGCCAGACGTGCCGGGCTTTTTGCGTGGTACGCCGTGCGTGATCGAGAAGAAGTTTGGCGCGAAGGAGCGCTGGCACCATCTCCAGGTCGGGGGCGCCTACACGCCGATGCTCGCCAGCCACTACCCGCGCTACAAAGGGGCGGAATCGTATCTCGTGTACATGTCGGATGGCGCGAACAAGCCCGACGTGGTGCCGGTGAACGATAAGCGGCTGCCGGGTTTGTTTCTCTCGATTGTGGCGACGGTCAACGGGAGGGGGTTGTATGGACCGAACGGTCGAGCTTGAGTCGCGGGCCTTGGCACTTGTCGAAGACGCACGCGCCCTCACGATCACGACACCCGCGCAGTATGAGGCCGCATGTCAGTTCTTGCTGACGATTAAAGCCTTCCGGCAGGAATTGGACCGCACCTTCGACGAGACGATCAAGAAAGCCTACGACGCGCATAAAGCCGCGGTTGCCGCCAAGAAGCGCCACGAAGAGCCGATGGCGCAAGCCGAGGCGATCGTCAAGCCGAAGATCGGCATCTACCTCGCCGAGGAGGAGCGGAAGCGTCGGGAAGTCGAGCGCAAGGCGCAAGAAGAGGCACAACTGGCCGCGGCGGAACTGGCGGAGTCCGAAGGTGCGCTGGACCAGGTTGACGGCATTCTGAACGGTGCGGTGAGTGTCCCGCCTGTCATCGTGCCGACGGCCGCGCCGAAGGTGAACGGGATCAGCTTTCGGCAGACTTGGAAATTCCGCATTACCGATCTGTCACAAATCCCGCGCGAGTATCTGATGCCGGACCTCGTCAAAATCGGTGGCGTGGTACGCGCCCTCAAAGGCTCGACCAAGATCCCTGGCGTAACCGTCTATGCCGATGACACCGTGGCCGCAGGAGTCCGATGACCTCGAAAGCTGACGTGTTGCGTGACGAACTGATTGATGTGCTCACCAAGCTCGGTGCGCCTGAGCGCATCGGGAATGGCTCGCTCGCCATCTTGATCGAGCAGATGGTGGAACTGGTGGTTGAAGAGATCCCCACGCTAGAGCAGGAGCCAGCCTAATATGGGTGTTTTTTTGTCTGCTGGTGTCGAATCAGTACAACAGGTGTCTATTTTTTTCGACAACGATTAAGTGATTTTACGAGGCGATGACACCTTCTCAGCATAACGAACTCGAAAGCGTCTGCCGCTCCCTGTGCGACTGGTGCCGCCAAGGATTCATTGCCATCTACGACCTGCAGGAGCACCGGTGGGTGCATCGGTATCTCGGGACGATGGTGCCGTGTGAGGCCGATGCGTTAAGGGATGACCCGTACTAATGCCGACACGACTTATGCACGAGGAATTCTGCGTCAGCGAATCGGTCGCCCGCTGTACGCCAAAGGCGCAAGATGCGTTCCCGCGTTTCATCCTGGCAGCCGACAGCTTTGGCGTCTTACAGGTGAACGCGAAGGCGTTGAAAGGGCGACTGTGGCCGCTGCGTGATGACGTGAAGCCGGCCGACATTACCAGGTGGATTCGAGAGTACCAAGCACACGGCATGCTCCAGATCTGGGACCAAGACGGGAAGACTTATGCGGTGTTCACCAATTGGGGCAAGTTTCAACGGATCGATCCACGGCTGCACCGTAAGTACCCCGAGCCACCGACCAACATCGCGGAATTACCGGGAAATACCGGGAACCACAAGGAATCCCAGGAAAATACCCCACCAGTTTCAGTATCAGTTTCATATTCAGTTACAGATTCAGTTACAGACACAGATCCACGCGCGCGCGAGCGCGCGGAGGCGGGGTTTACACAGTTTTGGCACACCTACCCGGTGAAAAAGGCCAAAGAAGCGGCGAGACGGGCATGGCGAAAGCTACAGCCGAGCGAGCAGCTCCAAGCAGCGATCCTTGCGTCGCTAGAGCGGGCCAAGACCTCGGCAGCGTGGCTCAAGGATGGCGGCCAGTACATCCCGCACGCTTCGACGTGGTTGAACGGCAAGCGATGGGAAGACGAGGCTGAGCCGGCGCTGGTCGGCTCACCAGGTTTACAGGCATTGCACCAGCTTCGGCGTGAGGAAGGACGGGCATGACCGCCGACGCATTCGACAAAGGCATGGCGCTACTCCTGGCGTCGTTTCCGAACCTGAAGCCAGACACAAATACGCTCAAAGCGTGGCGCGCCTTGCTCGGGGATCTCGATGACCAGGCGTTCTTGCGCGCCGTGCTGATGTTCTGCCGGTGTCACAAGGATCTATTTCCGGGGACGGGCCTGGTCGCCACGTTGCTCGACTATGCACGTCCCGACGATGCTCCGCTCGCTGTCGAGGCCTGGGCTGAAGTGATCGAGCAGGTGCATCGGATCGGCTACTACGGCATCCCGAAGTTTACGCATGAGCGTATCGAGCAAACCGTGCGCGCGATTGGATGGGTCACGCTCTGCAACAGCGAGGAGATTGCCATCGAGCGCGCGCATTTTCTCAAGTGCTACGAGCAGCTTACGAAGCGGGAGACCACGCATCGGCTGGCGGGCCTATCCGCTAGCGGCATGAAACAACTGGCAGAACTCACCAAAGGGATCGGACACCAGGGATGACCGGCTTCGATGACGTCGTCACGCTCGACTGGCACCTCGACCAGCGCCGGGTGCTCAAAAGTTCCGTATTGGCGTTTCTCGTGAGCCTCGTCGATGGCAAGGATCTCGACGGCCCCATGCTGACGCTGGTGCTCCATGATCCGGTGACGCCGTTGCGCGAGGAGTGGCTGAACTGAAGCTGGTGCTCGGGAGCGTGCGCCGGAAGTACCGGAACGTGCCGGTCGTCATCGACGACATGCGGTTTGACTCGAAGGCCGAGGGCGCCCGGTATCAGGCGCTCAAGCTGCTGGTTCAGGCGGGCGAGATCGCACAGGTGCAGATTCACCCGCGGTTCCAGCTCAGGATCAACGACGTGGACGTGGCAACCTACGTCGGGGATTTCGGGTACGTCACCAAGGAGGGTCAGTACGTGGTCGAGGACGTGAAGGGTATGAAGACGCCAGCGTACCGGATCAAGAAGCGGCTCATGAAAGCACTCCACCGCATCGAGATCCGCGAGGTGCGTGCATGATCCTGGGCGGCACCGAGACAGCCGTGGGGCTATTGAGCGGGGCAGAGGATCGACCAGGCACGGACTTACGGGCGGCACAGTTTGAAGCACGCCGGCGTCGCGCATGCCTGTGTCGGCCTACGCTGGCTGAACTGGCGGCTTCAGTCGCTGAGACGATCGGGAGTATCAATCGGGTGAATTGGGCGCGCCTTTGTTGTCAGATGGCGCAAGGAGAGGGAGAGCAGCACGTACAGGGGGGCCTCATGCAGCGAATCATCGGGTTCGTCGTAGCGTGTTGGATGTGTGTGACACCGATTGCCTATGCGGATGTGCACTACGACAACGGCCGTGTGGTGCAGCACGAAGAGTATGACGGGCCGCCACTCTTAGCTGATGCGTATCTGCCGCTTGCCGGAGCCGTGGGCGGATCGCTGCTCTACCAGTGGACGCCGATGGTGGGCCTGGCCGTGATTCCGATCAGTGTCATTACCTGGGGGGCCTGGCGCACGGAGCGCTATCGGTCAGACGATGTTAAGGCGTCTATGCACAACAACTTAGAGCGTGCATTGCGACGTCCGGTGCGTGGCAGCGTCGACGAGTTGCTGTGAGTAATCCGAACCTTTTGGAGCCTTGGAGATGAAACGCGAGTGGCCGTCGCTTCACAGTCAGCATGATGTCGTCGAGCTCGGCTTGCTAGCGGCGCTACTCGCTCTCCTCCTCACCCTCTGGCTCCTCCGCCCCGCGAAAGCCCACGCCGAGATCACCTGGTCCTGTGCCGTGGATACGATTGTGCTGATCCCTGACCAAGACTTCTGGTGGCAAATGGCCTGTGGCCCGACGGGGTATGCGTACTCCGAGCAGGTGGATGACGATACGGCGACGAACCTGGTGAATACCCTTGTGCTCGATCCCCATTGGGCGGGGAGTCCGAAGTTCTATTACAAGTTCACGCGGGTCAAGGAGTATGGGAGTACGGCTCAAGAATGAGATGGCTTGTGGGGTTGCTCATCGTGCTCACCGGCTGCGCCTCGTGTCCACCGTGTGCCACGCAGCGCCGGGATGCGTATGCACTCTGGACCGACCCAACCGGCTGCAAGGTGCTCGAATACACCGACGCGACGGGCCGGGTCTTCCGCCGGACGGACACCGCCGAGGGGGAGCGGTGTAGTGCGAGTTGTGCCACGAATTGTAGCGAAGCGTTCGTACAGCAGGTTGGGGAGTAGCGCCCGTGGGTGGGTGCGGCCTGTCAGGGCCGGGTTGAGCGGGATGGCAAAAGCAGCCAAGGTCTATGGCGACCTGACATGAGCCATAACGCTGTTGTGCTGTGGCGTACATCTGGAGCCGGGTGGGGAATCCGGCCACCCACCCACGGGTTCTTCTTGTAACCTCGCTCACCGAGCGGGAGGGGGAGGATGGCAGAGACAATCCGAGTGCGTTTGAAAAAGGGTGTCGTTGAAGCCGAAGTCCTGGAAGTGCGTCCACGGACATTGCTAGTACGGCTTCCCGACGGGAATGTAATCGTGCGGAAGAAGTCACGCGACATCGTAGCCTAACCCACGAGGCGCGGGATGGCAGCAGAGATGACTACGCGGGCGGAGCAGGCATCGTTGATCGCCAATTTTGTGATTGGACTCTGCTCAACTGGGTTACGGCCTGATGGCATCGGGAAAGCGGCAGTACTAGAGGAATCTACCAAACGCATTGCCACCGCCCTCGCCGACGTGGCGCGGCAGCAGCGGGAGCAAGATGCCAAGATTGCAGAGACCGGGTCGATGTCCTGTGCTACGCAAGGAATCGTGGTTACATACCGCGATCTTCAACACGCGCTTGCTAGACAGATTCGAGAAACTCCGCTCGTGACCGACACGGAGCCGGGGAGGGGGACGTGAGCCATCCACTTTGCCTAAAGCACGAACAGCGCGGCGTCTCGCTGACTGACCATTCGACCTGGTGCTACGGCTGCGAGATTGACGGGCTGCGAAGTGACCTGGCCCAGGCGCGGGAAGAAGCCGACCAATTCCGACATCTCGGCGGCGTGATGGCGCAGCAGGGCGCACTCTGCGACAAACTGGTGCAGCAATTGGACGCCCAAGTCCAATCCCTCACCGCGCAGGTGATCGACCGCGATCAAGCGTTGAGTGTGGCCCAGAAGAATCAGGAGGCGGCAGAATCCGAGGCGCAGCGGTTGCGGGAGGCGCTGGCTGAGATTCGCTCGAAGATGCCCGACAGCCCAGACCAGTTACGACACTGGCTAACACCTGAGCTAGTCAACAGCGAGATTGGTCACAAGCTACTCGTGGAAATTCCAGAAGCCGTCGACCGCGCCCTGCACCCGGCGGAGGGGGCATGAGCGCCGAACGCTGTCAGCATCGGCGTTTCATGCGGGATTGTGCCTACTGTGTCGCGTTGCTGGCTCATCTCGATCAGCACTTAGCCGAACTCCGTGACGGGAAATGTCCGACGTGCCATCAAGCGGTGACGCAGAAACAGGTGGGCCACTGTGTGTACGGATCATGCGGCCATCGGCTCTACCAAGGTCGCCTGAAGGCGATGACCCGAGGCCCGGCATGAGCGATGTCCTCAACATCTGGCTTGGGATTGCGGCGATTGCGATGACGGTTGATTTCATTTGCTGGCTATGGAAGCGATGAGCCGTTGTCGCTGCGGGCTGGACTACCAACAACTAGCCAAGCGAATCGAGTTGCTAGAGTTGGCGCTGGTCGCCCAAGTGTTCAAGATCGAACGGCTTTCGGCGAGAGTCTACCGTCGCCGCGTCCGGCGGGGGAAGGTGGCTCCATGACCAACCAGGCTCCAGCGGACTTAGTTACGGTTGCTCTGGACCATGACCCGAACACCACCAGATCAAACGATGCTTGCCGCGACACTGGATATGCGTGTCTTTCTCGAACTGACTTTGGAACACTTCTTCATGCGTAGCGCAATACCATTCGCCGCGCCAGTTTTCCTTGCAGTTGGGCAGGATGGTAGTCAGCTCATTGCTGCTGCCGAATCGAAACTGCTCACCAGCCTTGACGGGCTCGACGGTCGGGAACTTCAAACGCGTGGTGCAGAGAACGGTTCGCTTCATGCGATCCTCCATTCTCCGCCGGAGCCTGGTTGTCACAGAGCAGATGTCCTCGAAGGACAGCGCCAGAGTACCAAAATCGATTTTGGGAAAACCGAAACGGACTAGTAGACACTTTCTAAACGGCTGCATTTTTAGCGAGTGGCTCCGCACGGAATTTAGGCGATGACTGGAAATGGCTGATTCCAAAACTATTTTGTGCTGCGGAAGTCATCAAAATCAGATTTCTTCTCGACGAGGGTCACGCGAAATGAGGCCGATTTCGGATGAGCTGGTCGTCGATGTCAAGTCGCCAGTCGCTCGACGAGGGGCACTAGCAGACAAACCGGTGATATGTCAGCGGAGGCCCGGATGACGGTGCGGAGACGAAAGGCGAAGCGGTGGCGAATCCCGATGTGTCGAGAATGCTGTCACTATCCTGCTGACTGGCCGAGCCTGATCTGTGTTGGCTGTGCGGCATATCGGGAGCATACCGGATGACGGCGCGGGAAGAGGCGGAGCAGCTCGCGCAGAAACTCCAGCACAGTGCGCTCTGGAGCATCGTCTGTGGCTGCGACCAAAAGTCTCAGGATGAAGGCGTCCTGTGTGATTACTGCGTCGCTCACCTGACCAAGCTACTAGCCGACGCCCTCCACCGCACGGCGCAGCGGCAACGTGACCAGGACATCGCAATCATTCAGCGAAATATCCATCGGATGAAATCAGGTCAGTTGATAGTTGGTGTCAAAGCGGAGTTGTATGCAGAGCAGCTACGGAACGCCC